GAACTGCGCCATCCGCGTCCGTAACTGGATTTCGGAACAGTGCGAGCGAGAAAAAACGGAGGTGGAGTGATGGGGTTCAGTGAGAAAAGCGCGGTATATGAGTGCGTAGACCGGGAGCATGACGCTTGGCGGTGCCGGGCGTGTGGGTACATCGAGAATTTCGAGGCGGACGGGCCGACGGAAAACGGCTGGCACTTTTGCCCCGGTTGCGGGCGGGAGATCATCGTGGAAGCGGTCAATCCGTGTCCGTTCGACAATGACAACTGTATGTGCCAATTCTGCGAAACGCCGTGCAACAACGGATTGAACTGCTCTGACTGCGCCCACGAGGGAAAAACGGTGCATGATGTGCTTCTCTGCACGGGCTTTAACGGGAGCATGGAGCAGTACACAGAAAACTGGAAGCGGAAGCAGATGGCGAAGTTGGGAGGTGGGCAGGAATGAAAGTGTATCTGGCCGGAAAGATCACGGGAGACCCGAACTACAGGGAGAAATTCGCGGCGGCGGCGAAGAAGCTGGAGGAACGGGCCGGTGTAACGGTGATTTCCCCGGCGGTCACGCCGGAGGGGCTGAAAAAGGTGGACTATATGCGCATCTGCTTTGCCATGCTGGAAAGCGCCGACGCGGCGGTGTTCCTGCCGGACTGGGAGGACAGCCCCGGCGCACAGCTTGAAAAGCATTGGTGCGAGTATGTGGGGAAAAAGATGGTGTTTCTGATGGAGGGTGCGGAATGATCGACTTCGAGGGCTACTATCTTGTGCCACCCGATCAGGTTGCGTACATCGAAACGAGGAGAGGCGGCGGGGACGCGCAATATGGGCTGTTCTTGGGCCTGACCGGCGGGAAAGAGCTGGGCGTGTGGTACAGAACAGAGGAGGCGCGAAAAGCCGCTTATACGAAGCTCGCACGGCAGATCGAGAGAGGGAAACGACAGGATGCGGAGGACATCTTGTATCGCCTGCGGTTGATCGAGGCGTGTATCAATAAGACGGATAAGCGGACGATGCGCATTTGGAAGCAGCTCCAACAACTGCTGCATCTGGAAAGCGAGGAGACGGAATGAGCGGGAGAACAACAGAGCGTATTCTGAACGCGGCGGCAAAGGGGCTGCTGTTTCTGTTCCTGTATGTGATGCTCGACCTGAGCTGGATTGGCGCGGAATGCGTCTTTGAGGGCATCGTGCATGAAAGCAGGGTTGACGGTGTTGTGCTGGCGTGGCTCTGCTTGCTGCTCGTGAGAGAAATCGAGCAGTTTGAGCGGAAAATCAGAGGTGACGGACGATGAAGCCGCTGCTTTGCCGCTTGGGACTGCACAGCCCGTGCAAGACGGAATACATAGAGGTCACACGCCGCCGGAGCGACCGGCACGGCGGGAAGTATCACACAAATTACATCGTCTGCCGCAGGTGCGGGAAGCTGTGCTACCGGATGCGGCGGCGCAGGGAGAAAACGATATGAAATGTGAGCTATACCACGATAATTTCCAGAATTTCAAGCGGTACAATGTGCCGAAAGCCCAGCTTGTAATCGCGGACATCCCATACAACATCGGCGCGGATGCCTATGCCAGCAATCCCATGTGGTATCAGGGCGGTGACAACAAGAACGGGGAAAGCAAGCTGGCAAAGCAGAGCTTTTTCCACACGGACGGTACGTTCAAGATCGCGGAGTATATGCACTTCTGCAATCGGCTGCTGAAAAAGGAACCAAAGGAAAAGGGACAGGCCCCGGCCATGATCGTGTTCTGCGCCTTTGAGCAGATGCAGACCGTGATCGAGTACGGAAAACGGTACGGATTTGCAAAAAGCTATCCGCTATTTTTCTGCAAGAACTATTCCGCGCAGGTATTAAAAGCCAACATGAAGATCGTGGGCGCGACGGAATTTGCGGTCGTCCTCTACCGGGACAAGCTGCCGAAGTTCCGCAACGTCGGCGAGGACGGCGGAAAGCACATGGTTTTTGACTGGTTCCGCTGGGAGCGGGACAGCCGAAAGGAGTACCCGAAGATACACCCCACGCAAAAGCCGGTAGGCGTGTTGAAACGCCTGATCGAAGTGTTCACAGACCCCGGCGACGTGGTGATCGACCCGGTGGCCGGGAGCGGCACCACATTACGCGCAGCCTACGAGCTGGGGCGCAGCGCCTACGGGTTCGAGGTGGACAAGAGTTTCTACGAGGCGGCGAGAGAAAAGATGCTCGCGTCGATCTTGATGGAGAAAACGACAATCTGACGACCGGAGGCGGTCGCGCCGTGAGAGCGGCGCAGCCTTGCCGGTTGAAGCGAGACCTGTTTCCGGCGGTGCCGGAGAGAATTTCTGTTGCGGCCGAGGGGCCGCAATGGGCTGGTATACCAGCAGTAAGTTAAGGGACAAGCCATGAAACAGGGGTGTGCCTGACGGCATACGACTGTTGAAATGGCCCGTATGCAAGCCGGTGACGGCGCATACACGCAAAAACAAGGGAGGCGTGGCCGCATGAGCCTGTATTATCGGGAACAAAAGCATATCTGCGGCAAGGACTACGCCACAGCGGGGTACATGGAGGTTGATCTGTACCCCGTGACACCGAAGCAGCACAAGGCGAGCCGGAGAGCAAAGAAGAAAGAAGCCTGTACCCTCGCCCAGCAGACCTACAACGACAACCGCTCCAAGAGATACCATGTGCAGCTTGTAAACGCCAACTTCGGAAAGGGCGACTTCTCATGGACGGGAACCTATGACGACGATCATCTGCCAGCGCCGGGAGACACCAAGCGGGCGGATATGGACTGGACGAATTACATCAAACGGGTGTATCGCTGGTGCGATAAGAACGGCGTGGAACGCCCGAAGTGGGTAGCCGCCACGGAGTACACAACGGTGATGGCAGACGGGACGATCTGTGGCCGCCATCATCACCACGCGATCATCCAGCACACAGAGGGACTGACCCGTGACGTGCTGGAGGAGCTATGGAGCGATAAGAACGGAAACAGCATTGGCCTAACACGAGGGGAATATCTCACCGTTGACCACGGAAGCGTGGAGGGCCTTGTAAAATATATCAACAAGAACAAACGGTGCGCCCGAAGCTGGCGGCAGAGCCGTGGACTGGAAAAGCCCAAGACACCGCCGCCAAACGATACCAAGTGGAGCCGCAAAAAGCTGGAGGAGGCCAGCACAGTGTACATAGACGACGCTGCGTTCTGGGAACAGAAATACCCCGGCTACACGCTCAACCGCGTGGAAACCAAGGTGAGCAACGCCGGGCAGCGGCATACCGTTGTGATCTTGCGCCGCGCCGAGTGCTGGCACGGGCGAGGAAATATATATCGACCAAGGAGGAAATGAAAATGAACGATGCCGAACGCTTCGAGCAAATTTTTCTGTCACAGGTGGTGAGGCCGGGCGCGGACAAGCTGCTGGAGTGGCTGAAAAGCACGGACTTCTTCACGGCTCCGGCCAGCACACGGTTTCACGGGGCCTATCCCGGCGGGCTGGTGAAGCACAGCCTGAATGTGTATTATGCCCTGCTGGGGAATTTTAATCTGCGCGGTCTGTATTCGCCGCAGACACAGGCCATCGTGGCGCTGCTGCATGACGTGTGCAAGGCGAACTACTATGCCGGGGAATATCCCGACTACACCGTGAAAGATCAGATGCCCATGGGACACGGGGAGAAGTCTGTCTATCTCGTGATGAAGCACATGGAGCTGACGGACGACGAGGCACTTGCCATCCGCTGGCACATGGGCGCGTATGACGATGCTTTCCGTGGAGGGAGCCGTGCGCTGAATGCCGCCATGGAAAGAACGCCGCTTGTGCTGGAGCTACATTACGCGGACATGATAGCGACACAGAGAGAAAAGCACGAAGAGGTGCTGTGAATGGCGTACCGGCTGGAGCTATCCGATCTGCCGCCGCGTTACCGGGCGCAGGCAGAGGCACAGCTTGCCCGGCGCGGGAAAAAGCGGGGCGACACCATGACGGCGGCGGCCCGTGCCGCTGCCATGTCCGGGCTGAAATTTGACAGCCGGGGCGAGTATGAATACTACGTCGGCACCGTCGCGCCAAAGGTCGGACGCGGGGAGATCGTGAAATGGGAAGCGCACCCGTGCTTTCTGTTGTTCCCGGTGGGGGAATACAACGGCGTGAAGCTGCGGAGCGTTCAGTACACGGCGGATTTCCGGCTGACCTATGCAGACGGCACCGTGGAGATCGTGGAGATCAAGAGCAAGTTTGTCCGGCGGATGCAGCGGGATTATCCTGTACGGCGGCGGGTGTTTCTGGAGCTGATCGCCCGTCCGGCGGGCTGGAAATTCACGGAGATCATCACGGCGGAGGACAAGGAAGAAATCAAACGCTGGCGGGAGCTGGCGGAGGAGGTATCATCATGTGGGAAAAACGGCTGACGCACTACGACAAAGACGGGCGCGTGTATTCCAGCAGGGGCTACGAGGTGGCCCTTGCAAAGCTGGCGTGGTTCGAGGACAGGGAGCAGAAACGGGAGGAAATGCCCGTGTGCGGCCTGTGCCAGCGGCACCAAAAGCTGGAGACCGTGGACGGCACGGCGTTCTGGCTGGAATACGGCGAGGACGGCAGGCCCCGCCTTGTGATGGACAGCACGGCGCGGGGCGGCGGGCTGAATGTGCTGTGCGCGGAGTTCTGCCCCATGTGCGGGCGGTTCTGCGGGAAACTGGAGGCGGAGCATGAGGAGAAATAAGCATATCCCGGCGCATTTTGGCACCAACGCGGCCCGTCAGGCGCAGACGCGCTATCTG